CAATGTTCCCCTCAATTGTAATCAATCCATCAAGGGGTACATCTGCCCGCAACAATGCTGCTTTTGTTGCTCGAGATGAGACTCGTATGTGGGTAACTTTCGAGTAGTAAGACTCTGCAACTTGAGACTGTGAACCTTTAAATGCCACAGATTGAATGATATGATCACTCACTGGCTCCATTAGATCTAAGTTGACATTAAGAACAATCCCAAAAGGTGGCTGCTGTATATACGACCAATTCCACCAACTTATGAGCCCCTGGAGTAAGGTGATTGCTTCTTGAAAATCAAAAGGGTAGTCCACTAATCCCAATGCCCCTGCATGGTTGGTCGATACTGTTAAGTGGGACGGCCAATTAGTAGAGATATTAACAAACGACCCCTGGGCATCATCTCGTGTAATCCATCTATGGGCAAGGGTCCCTCCAATCTTAATACGACAGAACTCCCTCATTATATCCAATGGGATACTACATCTAGACTGAGCAACAACATCAAGGGCTTTCCAGAAATCTGAACCTTCTGTTGCCGTCATACTCTGTATGGTGAGTAACTTAATTACCTCCTGCAACGGGGGAGAAGAATCTAGAGGTTTAATCCATTTTCCTACAGTTTTGTCTGATGTTTTGGACCCCAAATACGGGGAGACAGGCCCTCTTGTTTTTTCAGCCACTTGACTGTTATTATATTCAGACATGACAACTATTTCTCGGTCCATTTGGATTCTTGAATGGTCCAGGGGGAGTAGATAGAATGTTCCCGCATACAGAGGGTGTAAATTTGTAACCCCTTCCAATTTTCCGACATTCCATTTATTCCGCAATTGTTCGAGGAAGTGATAGAAAGAGTGCTTAATAGCCTGCTGAGGTTGAGACACATCGTGAAATGACCCAATTTTGAACACGAGACTCAAGCGCCGTATGGCAGCAGTGATGTAGGCTAGGTCCGTATCAACACTTACTCTCCTCAGGTTTGTCCCTGTGTTTGTTGTTAGTTGAACTAATGTACGAGTGTTTGTGAACCTTCTGCAAAATGTGTCAAGCAAGCCGACTGGGGATCCTTTATATATATCATGAGCAATCTTAGGATAGAATGGCTTGGTGGTCGACAACCATGAGAACAAATTATCTCGGTCAGCCTCTGTACTCTGTTGAAGTATAGGAGTAACAAGATCATTCCTTGTCTCTTGGTAGAGAACAGGTAAAACTTCACGTGCTACACGAAGCGAGGGGGGTGAGACACCCGCTAAGGGAAGTGAGTACGGGTCTAAGATGAGCCCTACAAGTGACGGTTCAGTCCGATATATCCAATCCCTAGTCAATACCTGTAAATACTCCGAAACCCCGGGGAACGTCTCTAGTATTAATAAAGATGCAATACTTGATCCTAAAGGGTCTGAATGTCCCCTGTACAGGTATTCGAGAGGTGAAGATATTGGTAATCCCCCGACATTTGATGGTATAACGCATAGTAAGTCTTTAATCACTGACTGAAATCGTGGTTCAGGACCGACACTCCTAACTAACACCTCTCCCAGTTTGTCGCTATGCAGCAAGGACTTCCTCGTCTCCCTAGAGATAGTTAAATGCTCCATGAACTTAGTTAATACCAGGTGGGGAAGTGAGTTGTTGGATTTGTCTGTAGAGGCTATACCACCTGAACCAACCGAGGAGATATACTCATATGTGCTAGGAGTATCCGCAGTTGTTGTCGGAAAGATTCGCGAGATATGTTTGGAGGATGAGCAGTAATATGTACCATTGATGTAGGTTTCTTTCCCATAAGAGAAAAAACTTGTTGAACAAACACATTCTTCTGGCTTAATTTCATGACCTAAGTCAGCTGCTGTCTCATTAAGTCTATCAAGAATACAAGAGCAGGTCTCTCTGATGTATTGTTGAACATTACTGTCACTAGTCCCAGGAGGGATGTAAAGGTGAAAGGTAAACACTTGGTTGTCGCCTTGCCCACTTTGTATAAATGGTAACCCCAATGAAGAGACAGCCATATGAGTAAGACCCAATGTGGAGGCTGTCCATTCTGCCTGCTGAATCCCCTCGTAACCTTTTGTGTGCCCAGAATATACAGTATCAAGATTAAGTAGCCCTGCCAACACAAGAGCCCGAGTCTCAGCATCCAGTCCACTTGGTGGATAATCAGAGTTATCAAGTACAGATATTGATTCTGCAAAAAAACGATGGCAGAATGTGTGGACTCCTGGTGTTCCAAACCACTCATCAAATCTTGTCCCTGTAGGGGTTGAATGATTCTCATCATCCCAGCAGAGATTCCAAGAGGAGAAGTCTATCCCAATGTGAAGGTCCACCCATCGACCATCACGAGGAGTGGTTGTCTGGAGAAATCGTTGTAAAAGTTCTTGTCGGTTCATCGTCATAGTTTGCTCTTTAAAATACTGAAATGGCCCCTTTTTTGCGTTCTTCTCTATATTATTAAAAAAGGCTCTTACAGGGCCGGTAAATTTAACGAACATTCGCGGAGCATCCCATTTCATTTCTCTTTCCTTAGGACTCTGGGAACAGATATAATTCTCACGCGGGAGTGTACCCTCCATCACCTGTGTAGTTATCTCCTGAAGGTTGAATGTTGGTCGTGTAAGGAAATCCGTAAGTGCTCTTTTGGATGAAGTGGGACGGGGGGGTTTATAAGGCAGCTTTCCATACCATACAGCATCAAACTCATCCCGTTTGTATGATAATGCTTTGTCAGACAATAGACTTAGAATATCCTCGCCCATTTCAAATTCTAAATGAGGGACAAAAGTAGTGACCCGCCAGTCGGTGGCATCGTACTGAGTGAATCCAGGGGCCAAGATAGGGTGGTTATTGTTATACAATCGCTCGAGCCGCGAGGGTGGATCACAAGGCCCCCGAGAGAACTCTAAAGGAGGCCACTTTCCTTTCTTCTCAAGATACCCCCTAGTATATAAGTGACAAACACTAAATCCTAGCCTCTCACAAGCCTCAAATTTCTTAGGGGCAGGGTTGAAGATCAGTTTTTTAACCTTTTCCACGCCCTCTCTTGGATCTACATACGGATGCCCGAGAAGCTTCATAAAACCGAAGTATTCTGCAACTTGATCTAGGTTGACAAGAGAAGATATTCGTGCCCATAATCCACGAGTGAGCAAGCCAGTTCCTCCTGCGTCAATCTCCTTCTTGATGTATTTGTCGACCATATCTGCACACTGCTTTCCGCTATCAAGCCAATTTTCAGAAATATGGACCATTTGTACCACTGTTAAGGGTTCAACACCCTTAATAATACCATATCCTGCATCTCCTAGTTGGGATAGTACCAGGTTACCCCAGGTGAGGAAATCATCTAGTAATGTTGACAACCATGATTTTTCATAGTTAAGTCGTGCGTATAGCTTGATAAGAAAGTGGGAGAATGTTGCATCCTTAAACATCAAGACAGCGTCATGAGTTAAGACAACAGGGCCGTGCTTAGGGCAAGGGATAACTGCAAATCGTCTACTGCATATAACTCGACTTAGTTTGTACCAACTACCTCGAGATGATGCCGTAACATTTCCCTCGACTATATTGATCCAAAAGAGAGCCCGTTGATAGGCTAGTAGTACATCTGGTGTGAGAATTAAAGAATCTGTCAAGAGCAAACGGTCAAATCCAGTAGTGTCACCCAACTGACCCTCGAGACCCTCCTCCAGACTTCGACAATAGGATCTTACAAACCCGAGTGTTAGGCTCAAGGCACTAAAAGAACTATGCCTTAGAGAAGGTTCCTGATCTCCAAGCTGGAACAACTCGGGGTTCATTTCAGTAGTGTGGGCTACAAGGTCACAAGCAGGGGGAGCCGACTCTAATTTGAGGTAGGATTTTGCAAGTCTATCTGTCTCATTTTTCAGAGTTACAGGGCTAGCTAAAGCGCGAAAGAACTGTTCGTATGGTGCACGGAGAAGGGGTGAAGATAGTGTAGTTTCAATGGAAGCCATAAAAGCTAAAGTTTCTAATGACAACTTCAAAGAGAATAGGTATTCTCAATTTTTTCTTAATCCAAACAACTCAGTAAGTACAATCATGTTGTGACTAGAGCTAGGTGTACATGATTTGGTTCATTGCAGTAGGTTAAGGATACAGAGATAGCAACA